CACACATGCGTCGAATTCGCAAGACCAACACCGGTCCGGAACTCCGCGTGCGAAGCGCTGCCCATAAACTTGGCTATCGGTTTCGCCTACACCGTCGTGACCTGCCTGGCACGCCCGATCTAGCAGGTTGCTGAAAAACGCGGTTCACGGGGGCAAGGGAGTGTGATTCTGTGCATTCGATTGATTCGTTGAGGCTGGGGAATGCGATGCGCGGAGAAGATCAGCGATCGGAAGGCTTGTTCAGTTACGTCGGTCTGGAGGCGCGCATTGCGGCGGATCATCCGCTGCGCGCGATCCGGGCGCTGAGCGACGCCGCGCTGAGGGAACTGTCGCGGGACTTCGACGGGCTCTACGCCCGAGACGGCCGACCGTCGATCCCGCCGGAGCGGCTGTTGCGGGCGTTGCTGCTGCAAGCGTTCTACACGGTGCGGTCGGAACGGCAGTTGATGGAGCAACTCGACTACAACCTGCTGTTCCGCTGGTTTGTCGGGTTGTCGATCGACGATCCGGTGTGGGATGCCACCGTGTTCTGCAAGAACCGGGATCGGCTGCTCAAGGGGGACATCGCGGCCAGGTTCTTTGCCGGCGTGCTGAACCTGCCGCAGGTCCGCGGCCTGCTTTCGAGCGATCACTTCTCGGTCGATGGCACGCTGATCGAGGCCTGGGCCAGCATGAAGAGTTTTGTGCCGAAGGACGGCGGCAATGCGCCCTCGGGAAAGGGGGATCGCGGCGGCGGCGGGCGCAATGCCGAGCGCGACTTCCATGGCGAGAAGCGCAGGAACGACACGCATTCCTCGACCACCGATCCCGACGCCCGGCTGTTCCGCAAAGGCGCCGGCAAGGAGGCCAGGCTCTGCCATATGGGACATCTGATGATGGAGAACCGCAACGGTCTCATCATCGATGCGCGATTGACCGAGGCCAACGGCACGGCCGAGCGCACGACCGCGCTCGCCATGATCGCGGACAATGCCAAGCCTCGCAGCACGGTGGGCGCGGACAAGAACTATGACACCGCCGATTTTGTCGCCGGCTGTCGCGCGCGCGGCTGCACACCGCATGTGGCACAGAATAACACCAACCGCCGCTCGGCGATCGATGGCCGCACCACCCGCCATGGCGGCTATCGCCTCAGCCAGGCGGCGCGCAAGCGGATCGAAGAACCGTTCGGCTGGATCAAGACCGTCGGCGGTCTGCGCAAGACACGGCATTGCGGAAGGGCGCTGGTCGAATGGTTCTTCGTGCTGACTGCCGCCGCCTACAATCTCGTCCGCATTCCGAAAATCCTGGCTGCCGCAGGATGAGTCTGTCCGCAATGACGTAAATGAAGCCAAACGATCGCCCGCGCCCGCCCTGCGGCACCGCTCAGGGACCATCAACCGCTCCCTCGCCGGTGCGCACATCGAAAAAATCGGCCTCACAACCCCATTTTTCAGCAACCTGCTAGACCGGGACAGGTCATCGCATGATCGGCACACCGATCGGCTGGCCGATCGGCGGCGTCATTGCCGACGCCGCGGTCAACCAGACCATCAATGCCAAGCCGCACGCGGACGCTGACCGCTTCGGCGCGACCGTCGTCGTCTCGACGATCCACGCCGCGCGGCACGTTGACGCGGATGCGGTCGGCGCCCATGCCGCATCCCATCGCCTGATCGGCGCGCGGCATGCCGACGCTGACCGCTTCGGCGCGACCGTCGTCGTCTCGACGATCCACGCCGCGCGGCACGTTGATGCAGATGCGGTCGGCGCCCATGCCGCATCCCATCGCCTGATCGCGAAGGAACACCACGACCCCGACGCGGTCGGTGCGGCCCGTCTCGCCCATCGCCTGCTCGCCAAGGCGCATAGCGATGGCGACAGGATCGGTGCCGCCGTCACCGTCTCGACGGTGCATGCCAGGCGATATGCCGATGCGGAACACCTGGGTGCCGCCCAGGTCGCGCATCGGCTCATCGCCGCGCAACATGGCGATGCCGATCGCATCGGCATGGCCGCGGTCGCACACCGCCTGATCGCCAGGCCGCATTCCGATCACGATGCCGTCGGTGCCGCCCGCGTCGCGCATCGGCTGATCGCCAGGCCGCATGCGGACCCCGATCCATTCGGTGCCGCCGTCACCGTCTCGACGGTGCACGCCAGGCGATATGGCGATGCGGACGAGTTCCCGGCCAACACGCGCCAGGCGATCAACGGCCTCGTCGTCAGCTATCACGAGGACGGCGGCTACAGCGCACCGGCCGACGGCGACGAGGAGGCCGCTCGGCTGCGCAAGCGCCGCCGGGCACGCGAGCGGGCCTACCAGGACGCGCTGCGCCGCCGCCACGAAGCGCGCGTGGCAGCGCAGGAGGCTGAGCGCAAGGCGCGGGCCATCGCCGCATTCGAGCGATTCGAGCACGCACTCGCCAGTCATGTTGCGGCGCGGCAGGCGGCTCTTGCGCGGGCCGATGAAGAAGCCCTTGCGCTGCTGCTGCTGGCTGAGGCCGTCTTCAGCCAGCAGCTTCCCCTCGCGCAGCCGAGCCTGCCAATGCGCCAATCGCTCTCGCCGATGCCCGTGGCTCATCCCACCTCGCCGGCAGCGGACGACCGAGATGCCATCGTCCTCCTCCTGGCCGCCTGAGCACCATGCAAGACATTCTATCATCCGATGATGCGGAACTGATCGATCCGCAGCAGCTGTTTCTGGACGAGATCGAGCGCCGGCGGCAATTGGAACAAGCCACCCAGGCGGCCGCCGAGGTGGTCTACGACCTGCAAGGCCGCGGGCCACTCTACCGCTACATGCTCACGCGCCGCGCCAGGGCGGCAGCGGCGCTGGCCCAACTCGTCGACATCGACCCGAAGGATGCCGCCGCCATCGCCGCAGCGCAGGTGACGGTGCGCGAATACGTCGAGGCCTGCCGCTGGATCGACAGCGTCCTCAACGACGGCCAGATGGCCGATGCACAGATCCGCGCCGAATACGGCGACCCCAAAGGCGGCGATCCTGATCCTGCCGCCGACACGCTGGAATGACCCGCAGGTCACCACAGGAGACCATGATGATGACATCCAAAGCCGAAGCGGAGACCAAGCAGGCCGACATCCTCCCGCCGCCGGACGACGACGATGAGGTTGCATCGGTCGGCGATGCCGCCGTGTCCGCCGAACAGGCCGGGACGGACGACGACAAGGGTCAGCCGCCATCGCCGCAGGCAGCAGGCCACCAGCCTGATCCCGTGCGCGACGAGATCGTGCAGCGCTACCGGCAGCTGCGTGGACAGGCCACACCGGCTGCGGACACCGCCGCTGGCACGGACGAAGCGTCCAGCGCCGACCAGAGCGAGGCCCAGGCGGCGCCCGAAGCGCAAGCCGAGGTTGACACCGCGCCGGCTGCCGATCCGGCAAAGTCCGCACAACCCACTGAAATTACACTGATTGTTGACGGCAAGCCGGTCAACAAACCGCTTTCCGAGGTGATCGCTCTTGCGCAGATCACGGTCGCTGCGGATAATCGCCTTGAGGAGGCCAAGCGCCTTCTCAATGAGGCCAAGACGCTTCGCAGCGCCACAGCACCGGAAAACCCACCGGGCCAGGGCGCACAAGCGTCGCAGCCGTCCCAGCCGGATCGGTCCCCGGCGACGCCGCAGGCGGAACACCCACCGCTCGCAGGCATCGACCGCGACAAACTCCACGATCTCGTGGAGCGGATCCAGATCGGCGACAAGGAAGAAGGTGCGCAGGCACTGGCCGAGTTCGCCGAACTCGTCAACGCCGGGCGCTCGCAGGCTCAGCAGCTGTCCCCCGAGCAGATCGGGGCGATCGTTGAGCAGCAGATCTTCCAGCGACAGACCACGCACGAAATCACCGAAGCGGTGGAAGAATTCGGGCGCAAATACCCGGAGATCACCACCGACCAGGACTTCACCCGCGTCGCCTACGACCGAGTGGCCCAGGAACTGCGTGCCGACCTCAAGGCGATCGGCATGAACGATCAGGACCTGGCACCGTTCGGCAGCGATCCGTGGGCCTTGGCCACCATCCACCGGCAGGCCAGAGCCGGCGGACTGGCGGTGCGCAGCTACGGCGCCATTCTGGATGCCGTGGGTGACAGCATTGTCACGAAGTTCAACCTGCGCTCCGGCGTGCGGAGGTCTGCGACCCATCAACCCCAGCGGACCGTCTCGACCCAGGCGAATGATCGCCTGATGGCCAAACGGAACGCGCCTCAGCAGCCTCGGACCGCCGGGGCGAGGGTTCCGACACCGCAGCCTCGGCCGAAAACCGCAGCGGAAAAGATCGAGGAAATGCGAGTGGCGCGAGGATTTGCGCGATAGCGCCGATCCCACCTCGTTTGCCGGCGGCCGCAACGAAGAAGGATGTGGCCGATGAGTTCGGCAATGGTTTGGGAAACAGATGCCAATGGCGGCTTCATGTACAACGACGAACTCAGTGACGTGCTGCGCACGTCGCTGCAGCCGAGCGTGTACTTCCGTCAGTTCTGCGAGCCCGATCGTGGAGCGCTTGAGAAGGGCCTGCATCGCGGCGACAAGTACTTCTGGAACGTCTATGGCGATCTCGCCTCCCAGGGCCGCCGGCTGAACGAAACGCAGCCCATGCCCGAGACGAATTTCAGCATCACGCAGTCGAGCTTGACGGTCGTCGAATTGGGACATTCCGTCCCTTACACCGGCAAGCTGCAGGCGCTCGCCAAGCACAAGGTGCTGGACATCATCCAGAAGAGCCTGCGCAACGACGCGCGCAAGGCCTTCGATATCGAAGCCTGGACTCAGTGGAACGCCTGCAAGCTGCGCGCGGCCCCGACGGGAGGCACCAGCACGACGTCGGTGACCATCAGCGAGAACGGCTCCACGGCCATCACGAACAACGTCGCGCTCGGGACCGGACACGTCAAGGCAATCGTCGACGAAATGCGCGAGCGCAACATCCCCGGATTCGTCGGGGACGACTACATCTGCATCAGTCACCCGACGACCCTGCGGCCGCTGGCAAACGAACTGGAGACCATCCACCAGTACACGCCGGAAGGCCAAGCCAAAATCTACAACGGCGAGATGGGCCGCTATGAGGGGATTCGCTTCTGCGCGCAGACCTTCATCCCCAAGGGCGGCGCGAACGATTCCACCACGTTCGACCCCTACACCAGGACTTCCGACAACTGGAACAACGGCAAGTCGTCCTGGGCGTTCTTCTTCGGTGGCGACACGGTGAACGAAGCCATCGTCATCCCGGAAGAAATCAGGGCCAAACTGCCGACCGACTATGGTCGTTCCGGCGGCATCGCCTGGTATTACCTCGGCGGGTTCGGCATTTTCCACACTGACGCCTCGCAGTGCCGCATCGTGAAGTGGGATTCGGCCGCCTGAGCCGGGGACCGCAGGGCCGTGATCGGGCGGGTGAACACCCGCACCACACAAACCCAAGGATGAGGACATCCCATGAGTTACGACAATCCCAACAGAATCACCTACACGTTCGGCGTCTTCGACTTCGGCGGCGCAGCCGACGAGGCTTTCGCGATCAGAGGTCCGAAGGGCAAGAAGGGCCGTCTGTGGGACTACGGCGTGTGTGGTGTGGTCGAGGCGATGAACGGCTCTACGATCACGCCCAAGATTGCCGTCGGCACCGCCGCCGATCCGGACGCCTACGGCGATGAGCTCGATCTCAACGGCGTGGGTGCGGATAGCGCCAAGACCGTGCGTTCCAGCTACGACGAGAACGCCGACAAGACCTCGTTCGACGCCCTGATGGTCAATCGCGATCTGCCGGCGGACACCACCATTCTGGTGACCTGCACGGTCGCCACCGGATCGCCGACCGGCCAGGGCGTGCCCATGGTCGTGATCGACTGGCAGGACTGAGGACGCTCGTCGAGGTGGCGATGTATCTCTACATCCCAGGCTGCAAGAAGGACACGCTCAAGGACCCGCGACCCCAGCAGCGGCATCTGCAACCCGACCAGACAGGTCATGCCGCGGTCGATGGGTACTCGGTCATTGCACGCCGACCAAGGGTTGCGTTTGCCGCCGACCTCGTTCCGCCGGAAGAGGCCAACCGCATCGAACGGGACGAGCGCGAAATGCGCGCGTTCCTCGAAGAGGACTGATGAAAGGACCAGACAATGCACAAGATGATCGAGGAAGCCGTCGGTGACGGCCAGACCATTCGCACCGAAACCGGTCCGGTGCGTCATTTCGTCCCCGGCGAACAGGACGAATCCGTCCTCGGTCGGCCCATGAAGGGAGGCCCGACCGACCTGTCGCATTCGATCGTTGGCGGCAAGGTCGCCGCTACTGTCGAGAACGCCAAGGACGGAAAGGCCGGCAGGCGCTCCCGCTCCTAGAGTCACGGCGCGCACTTCCGCTGCGGCCGGGATGATCGTACCCGGCCGCCTGCCCGTTGCGGTGCTGCACCATGGCACTCCCACATCCCTGTCAGGACCTCGGCGCGATCATGAAGCTGACCGCTCAGGGAGCGGGAACGGTTCTGTCCAGCACGGCGCGCGGCAACGAACGCAACCTGTTCTCCCGTGGCGTTCGCATTACCGCCGTCATTGCCAACAAGTCGGGGACCATCGATGTGGTGCTCACCGTCCGTCGTTACGACAGGGCGAGCGGCAGCTACATCGACATGCTGTCGTCTGCGTCGCTGACGGCCAACGGTACCACGACCCTCACCGTTCATCCTGACTTGGACGCGGCCGCCAATTCGGTCGCGAAGGATTTCATCGGCGAGGAATGGGACGTCAAGATGGTCAGCGGAACCGGCGTGACCCCATCATTCGACCTCACCGTCGGCGCCTGCCTGCTGCCGTAAGCCCTGCATTTACCATTCGGGAAACAATGCGCGGCAGCATGTCGCTGCATTCAACAGGCTGATCCCATGCTCCGACTGAATCGCTCGCGGCCATTCGGCAAGGTGACCCCGCCCCTGCAGGACGAGACCATGGACCGGCCCGCCTACTACGAGCAGGACGGGCGGCTGTTCGATCAGTTTGACTGCGAGATCATACCCGGACGCGCCCACGCCGCGGGGGCGCAACGGGCCATGCCCGCGGGGGATGCGCCGGAATCGGCGGCGGCACTTCTCGCCGCACGAGAAACCATCCCGTGGCCGCAGTTCAAGCGCCGCGCCAGGCACCTGCTTGGCGATCGATGCCCGGCCACGAAGGCGGACATCATCGCGGCGCTTCAGGATGCAGCGGCAACCCAGGCAGCGACGACGGTCCCGCAGCCGCCAAGTACCGCGAACGAGGCGGCGGATGCGGACCATACGATTGATCTCGCCGCTTGGGGACGCGGACAGAAGAACTACGTCTTTGGCGAGGTGCGCAGAGCCATCCGCCAGCGTTTCAGTGCGGTCGTGAACACCACCCACGATGCGGTTGATCTGCTGATTGCGCAGCGGATCGTGACCGCTCAAGAGGCTCGGCGCGACTGAACGCGCAACGAGCAAGCAACACGCGATGACCGAGGCCGCCATCCGGCGGCCTTGTGCTTTCTGTCAATATCATGGCCATCACCTACACCACACTCGTTGGGGCCAAGACCACCGATGGGTCTATCCGGCAGTGGGTGAACGATTCCACGATACCCGCCGAGTCGATCCTGACCGAGGCCGAAGCCTGGATTTACGAACGCCTGCGCGTTCGGGAGATGATCGCCGTCGCGTCTCCGTTCACCTTCGCTGTCGATACGGCGAGCGCGGCGTTGCCAAGCGATTTTCTTGATCCAATCCAGTTGCTGCCGTTCGGGTGGGGCGGCGCAGAACTGCTGTACGTGCACGAACGACTCCTCAATGCCTCACGCGACGATGACGGCAATCTTTTTTCCGGCACGCCGTCACGCTGGACGATCATCGGCACGGATGCCCACGTCGATTGTCTCTGCGACAGCGATTTTTCCGGCGCCCTGATGTACTACGCGCGCCCCGCCGCGCTGTCGGCTGACAATGCAACCAATTTTCTGACGCTGCGCTATCCGACACTCCTTCGCACGGTCTGCACGGCCTTCGCGTTTTCGTTCAAGAAGGACGATGCGCGCAAGCAGATCGAGCTTGCCCTGGCAGAAAAGGCGCTCGGCGACGCCATGCGCACCAACGATCTCTATCGCAACGGCCAGATCGCCAGCTAACGCAATCACCCGACCGGTCACCGTCCGACCCGTCGCTTCCCGCCTGCGCGCGGCTGTTTCCTCGACGAGGCCCTGACATGGCTGATACCCTGACGCCGAATATCCTGCTCACAAACCAAGAGGCAGGTGCCAACAACAACACCTGGGGCGACATCGCCGACGCCAATTTCGAACGCATCGACGATGTCCTCGGCGATACGACCGTCATCACCACCAGCGGCGGCACGACGGTCCTCACCAGCACGCAGGAACTCGTCGCCATCATCGAGGTCAATGGCACGCTGGCGGCGAACGCTGTGCTGCAGTTTTCCGGCCGCGGCGGCTTCTGGATCGTGCGCAACAACACCAGCGGCAATTTTACCCTCACCTGCAAGGTGAGCGGGCAGACCGGCGTGCAGATCGATCAGGGTGCCGCCGCCGTAGTGGACTGCGACGGCACCGATATCAGGCTCAGCAACCCCTTCATCCAGTCCCCGCAACCAGAGGTCACTATTGCGAGCGCCGCAACAACGAACGTGCTCGGCGCCAATAGTGAATTCGTCGCCATTTCCGGCACGGCCACGATCACCTCCCTCGGCACCGGAGCCAATCGCAAGCGCTTCGTGCGCGCAACCGGTGCGTTTACCCTGACGCACAATGCAACGAGCCTGATCCTGCCTGGAGGGAAGAACATCACCGCCGCCGCCGGCGACACGTTCATCGTCATCTCCGATGCCTCATCCAATGCCCGCATCCACAACTATCAGCGCGCGAGCGGACAGGCACTGGTGTCGAGCCTGCCCATCGGCATCATCATGGACTGGGCCGGACTGACGGCTCCGACCAATTGGCTGTTGTGTTCCGGCGGCACGGTCGGCAATTCCGCGAGCGGGGCAACGCTGCGCGCCTCCAACAGCCCCGATACGCAGACGCTCTTCAGTCTGCTGTGGGACAGCTTCGGCAATGCCGAACTGCCGATCCAGGATTCGGCTGGCACCGCGACGGTGCGCGGAGCCTCCGCTGCCGCCGACTTTGCCGCCAACAAGCGCATGCCGGTCCCCGACCTGCGCGGCCGCGTGGTGGCGGGCAAGGACAACATGGGCGGTACGTCCGCCAACCGCCTCACTGGGCAGAGCGGCGGCGTCAACGGCGACACGCTCGGCGCGACCGGCGGCGCCGAGACGCATACGCTGACGCAAGCACAACTGCCGAACGTCAATCTCACGGCGCAGAGCAACGGCGCGCACACGCATTTCGTCGCCGCCGACGGGTCGGCATCGTCCACTGGGCTGACCACGACGCAGGCGATGGCGGAACGCGGCGACTATGGCGGAGCGTCCAACGACTACCTTCTCGGTCGCAGCGGCGCCAGCGCCACCCTTGGCCTGACGAGTTCGAACGGCGCGCACACCCACACCGTCCCGCTCGGCGGATCCGGCGCGGCTCACAACAACCTGCAGCCGACGTACATCCTGAGCAAGATCATCTATGCGGGACTGGCATGAGGTGCCGCGATGGCTCTCGTGCCGCTCGACATTCCGCCCGGCGTGGTCAAGACCCGGACTCTCTTTGCCGCACAGGGCCGCTACAGCGACGCGGACAAGGTCCGCTTCGTCGCTGGCAAGCCTGAAAAGTGGAAGGGCTGGACTCGGCTGCTCGCGGACACCGTCGAGGGCCGCGCCCGCGGCGCGATTTCATGGACCAATGCGACCAACAGCCGCAATATCGCCATCGGCACGCATTTGCGCCTCTATGTGATCAGTTCTGGCGACTTGCTCCGCAACGTCACGCCGATTCGCGCCACGGGCACGCTCGGGACGAACCCGTTTGCCACGACGGCAGGATCCACGCTGGTCACGGTAACGCATACCAATCACGGGGCAATCGAGGGAGATTTCGTATCGTTCTCCGGAGCAACCGCCGTCGGCGGCATCACCATCGACGGCTGGTATCAAATCGTCGAGAAACTCGACAACAACTCATACATCATCGAGCACTCCGCCGCCGCAAGCTCCACTGCCACGGGCGGCGGCGGCAGTGTCGGATACACCTACGAGATCAACGTCGGCAACGCTGGCAGCGTGGAGGGCCTGGGCTGGGGTGCCGGCCCCTGGGGTGCGGAAACCTGGGGTACCTCAAGGACTTCCGCTGGGCTTCGGCTTGATCTGCGCACCTGGAGTCTCGCCGAGTACGGCAACGAACTGCTGGCTCTGGCGTCATCCGGGACCCTCTATCTCTGGCAGGAGCAGACCGACGCCCGCGCCGAAGCCGTGACCAACGCGCCGGCATCGGCGCGCGCAATGTTCGTCACCGGTGAGCGCTTCGTGATGCTGCTCGGAACGACCACGCCGATGACCGTGCAATGGCCGGACCGCGACGACATCACCGACTGGACACCGTCCGCCGTCAACACCGCCAACAGCCGCACGCTGCAATACGGCTCGCGCCTGATGGGCGGCTGTGCCCTGTCCGATCTCACCAACCTGATCTGGTCCGACACGTCGCTGTATCTGTTTCAGTACACGGGGTCGGAATTCATCTATGACGACCGCCGTGTGGGGACGAACTGCGGGTTGCTCGGCACGCTTGCATTCGCCACCGTTGGAGACGTGGCCTTCTGGATGTCAGGCCATAATTTCCACATGTTCAACGGCGGGGTGGTGCCGATCCCCAACGCCGATGACGTGCGTGCCTACGTGTTTGCGGACCTCGATGCCGAGCAGGCGCGCAAGACCTGGTGCCTCTACGATCCCGCGCACAACCAGGTCCGCTGGCACTATGTGTCGCATGACTCGCCCGACCGTGAGCCGGACAAATACGTCGATGTGAACCTCACCGACTGGTCCTGGACAGTCGGCACGCTCGCGCGCACGTGCGGCACCATCTATCGGCCGTCCGATGGCTCGCTCATCATGGTCGATGGCGACGGCAGAATCTGGCGCCATGAAACCGGGACCGATGCCGATGACGAAGCATTGGAGGCCCATATCACCTTTGGCCTCTACGCGCTGGCCAATGGATCGCAGAACGCCGACATCGTGCGGTTCCTGCCAGACTGCGAGCGCCAGAGCGGCGATCTGACCGTCGAACTCTATGGGCGCGCGCGCCCCAACAGCCAAGACAACATCGACGAAGTCACCCTGACCTTCGCCGAGGGCGACGAAGAGCAGAACTGCCGCCTGCAGGCGACGCATTTCGGCTTCACCGTTCGATCCAACACGATTGGCGGCGATTTTCGGCTTGGTACGCCGGTCATTGATGTGCAGTCCGCAGGAGAGCGCTGATGCGCAAGCTGACCATCGGCAGCCCACCCGGGGTTCCTCCCGCCACGTCCGCCAGCGCCGAGCAGAAGCTCGACTGGTGCCTGCGTGCGCTTGAGTGGTGCATCCGCGCCCTGAAGACCATCGAACGTGCCAGTCATGACAGCACCGTGGACAACGTCGCGGACGCCTTCTCACTCTCAAACGTGACCGAACTGCGCACGCTCGACGCCAACTGCGGCACCCTCGCGAACCTTGCCGCCGCGCAGGCCGCCATCGATGCCACGCGGGACTATCTTCTGACCTTCGTGCAGGACCTTAAGCGGCGCGGGCCGAAGCGCACCGGTGAGTAACATGGACAGCGCCGGCGACCCGAAACGCATCGTCGTCGAGCGGGCTACGGCGAGCGAACAGCATTTCGTCGAGGTGTGCGAAATGCTGATCGAACTGCATCGCGAGGGCGGCTATGCACCGCTCAATTGCGATGACGCAGCCGCCGACATCTATCAGGTCCTGCGCGAGGACATGACCTTCATCGCTCGCCAGGAACTGCAACCGGTCGGCGTGCTCGGGCTCACGCAGACGGCGTTCTGGTACAATCGGCAGGCCGGGTTCCTGATGAACCGCTGGTTCTACGTGCGACCGGACTTCCGTCACGGCCAGGTCGGGATCGCCCTGCTGCGCGCCGCCCGCGCCGAGGGGCAGGCGCGCAATCAGATCGTCTTTGTCAGCGTCACCACCCCCGATCGCAGGCCCAAGCGCAGCAGGACGACGCTTGACGCGCAGATCGCCGGGTTCGTCCCGCTCGGCTACACCCTGATGCTGACCAACGGGCCAGTGGAGATGCCTGATGGCTAAAGAGCAACAGAAACAGCAGTCCAGCACGATCCAACTGCCTGACTGGATCACCCAGGCGAGCCAGCTCCTTGTCCAGAAGGGCGTGGATTTCGCCAACAAGCCGTTCCAGAAGTACACCGGTCAGATGGTCGCCAATCTGACACCGGATCAGCAGACCGCGTTCCAGCGGCTGCGCAGTATGGTGCGGAACTCGCCGGTCGTGCTGCAGGACGCGCTCAGCGGTGCGCGCAGCTTTGCGCAGGCGCCGGCGCAGAACGTTCAGACCGAACGTGTGGTCGACGAGACCGGCCGCCTCGGGGCGATCAAGGACTACATGAACCCGCACGTCGATGCGGCGCTGGCCCCGGCGTTGCGGAAAATCCAGGAGGCCGCCGATGTTCAACGCAACCGGCTCGGCGCGTCAGCAACGATGTCAGGCGCGTTTGGCGACGCGCGCCACGGCATCGTCGAATCCGCCCTCAACCGCGAGACCTCGACGGCGGTCGGCGACACCGCCGCGAAGTTCTACTCCGACGCCTACGATAAAGCGATGGCCAACCGCTTCGCTGATCTCAATCGGTTCCTGCAAACCGACACGGCGAATGCGGGCTACAATGAACGCCAGCTTGATCGCCTGTTTGCGGGTTCTGGAGCACTGATCGACCGCGCCACCGCCGACCAGGCACGACAACTGCAGGGTCTGCAGGCCCTGCTGGCTGGCGGCACGGTGCAGCAGCAGAACCAACAGGCCAAGCTCGATGCCGCCTATCGCGAGTTCCTGCGCCAGTACGGCCACGATGCAAACGTGGTCAATGTGCTGGCGGCAGCCCTCAGAGGGGCACCGTTCGGCTACACGCAGACCACGACCACGCGCGAGCCCGACAATACTTGGCTGCAATTGATCGGGGCGCTCGCTGGCCGAATGCCGCCCACCCAGTCCTCGTCGCAGTGAGGAGTCCTAACGATGTCCGGCCTTGAACAACTGTTTGCCAGCATTTTCTCGGGCCAATCCCCGCAACAGGACGTCGCGCCAGTGCCGACCCAGGCAGCGCTCGGGGTCCAGGACCAGCATGGGCTTGATCGGCCGTGGCCGGAAGTCGCCGCCGATGCCCCGCCGCAAGCCCCGGCACCGTCCGCGCCGCTGCCCATCGCCGACGATGGTGCGGCCCTGCCAGCTGGGGCGGGCATGACCGAGGGGCGATTGCGCCTGCCCGGGAGTTTTCGACCGTTCGTCCCTTCCAGCGGCGCGGACAACGCCACGCTACCGACGCTGCTGCGTCAGGTGCTCGGCGGCAAGCCGATGGGCGCGCCCGCCATGCCCGACCCGACACGCCCTGCCGGGAATGTCGGGCGGACCACGTCCCCATTTGACGATCTGCGTGCTGCACTGCGCGATGTCATGATCGGCGTCGCAAGTGCGCCGCGCTCGTCCACCCCGCTCGGGGCCTTCGCCTCGGGCTTTGCCGGCTCCGCCCTCGCGCGCGAGGCGTTCGAGCGTCAGGCCGCCGCCGCACGTCAGGCGGCGGAGGATCGCAAGATCAAGCAGTCCGAGCGCGAATTCGAGCGCATGCTCAAGACGCGCAAGGACGAGCGCGAAACCGAAAAGACGCGCGTTGGCAATGTGAAGACGCTGTCGGACGTGCTGCGCAACATCGACCCGCAGCTCAAGCCAGCTGACCGGCTTGCGCTCGAAGTCCATTTGCGCAAACTGCGCGAGCAATTGCATCGCGAGGGAGTGATCGACGAGAAGGTGCTGGCTGAGCGGGCCGAGGCCGAACGCAAGAGACTTGAGGGCCTCATGCAGTCGTCACAGCGATCGGTCGTTCCGAGCGGGACGACGCAGCAGCTTCCGCCAGCGGCAGCAATCGAGTACCTGCGGCAGAATCCTGGCTTGGCCGCAGCATTCGACGCCAAGTACGGTCCTGGCGCCGCCGCCGCCGTTCTCGAATAACCGCGCTTCCATAGCGACCACTCCATGAATCCGTTCGATCAATTCGACGTGCCTGACGAAGGCGCGACGGCGATAGCTCTTGCGCCAGACGCAACCACTGGCGACGTGCCCACCGCAGCGCCGCAGGTCATGGCCTCGGCCTTGCCCGCCCCGGCACCGCCGAAGGCTCTCGTCGATGCCGTGATCCATGAGGAAAGCCGCGGCAACGCCAATGCACGCAACCCGCGCACCGGAGCCAGCGGCTTGATGCAGATCATGCCTCAGACCGGGCTCGATCCGGGCTTCGGCGTGAAGCCGATCACACCTGACAAGCTGTTCGATCCAGACGAGAACAGGCGCTTCGGCACGGAATACCTGGATGCGATGCTCAAGCGCTACCAGGGCGATCTCGATGCGGCGCTGGTGGCTTACAACTGGGGTCCGAAAAACGCCGACCAATGGGTGCGTGGCGGTCGGGATATCAATGCGCTGCCGCGCGAAACACGCAACTATGTCCGCAATATCAAGGCTCGGCTGGCCGACACGGCTGGACCCGACACGGGTGCCGCACTGCCGTTTGCCGCCCGTTCCGAGTCTGGCAGCACGTTGCCACAGCCATCGCCCAATGCGAGTGCCGCGACCAGCAACGACTTGCTGCGGCGTTTCTTGACGGCTCGACCGGATCAGCGCCGCGCCGTCATTGCCCGCGAGATCTACAATATCGCAGGCGTACCGTACCCATCGCAATCGACCGGGGAGGCCTCGACCGGCGAGGTGAACCCCTTCGACCGGTTCGACGGCGCGGCCAATCCGTTCGACCGGTTCGACGGCTATCCGCCTGTTCCTGTTCCGAAGGAGGAACCGCCAAAAGGATTCCTTCGCCGCATGTCCGATGCGGCAAAAGAGTTTTTTACCGCGAAGGATTCCTCGCCGCGCGTCTATGCCTCGAATCTCCCGCCTGGCGCAACGGTGCCCAATGAGATGGGCGAGGCCCCTGCGGCGGTCGCGGGCGCCCCGGCTGGCGATTGGATCAAGGTTGCCCCCGCCATCGGCAGCCAGATCGCGGATGCGGCGCTCTACCATCTCGGCGGCTCGATTGGCGCCGCTCTGACTGGCGCACAATCGCGCCGCGAAGATCCGGACTGGGCCGAGCGCCAGATTCAGCGATCGCGCGAGCGCAGTAAGGAAGTCGCAGAAAAGCTCGGCAAGGGACCGACCGGCATTCCCGGATACAACTGGGAAGACATTGCTTCCCTCGGCCCAAGCTTGGCCTCCTCCGTCGCCCCGATGGTGGCCGGCGTTGCCACAGGCCTTGGCACGGGAGCGGCGGCGACGGCGGCCACGAGCCCGGTCGGCGGCGCGGTGGCTGGCTGGACGGCGGGGTCGCTGGCCTCTGGCCTCGTGGCCTACAAACAGGCGGTCAACCAGTTCGTCAACGAATTGCGCGATCACGTCGATGCCGAGCGCAAGGCCAAGGGACAGGGTCCGATCAGCGATGCGGAATTCAACGCCAAGCTCGATCAGATCGAGCCGCTGATCCGCGAATACGGCCTGTGGGAAGCGGTGCCAGAGACGGCATCAAACGTGCTCACGCTCGGGGTCCTCAAGGCTCCGGTCAAATCGGCCATCGGCAAGGTGTTCGGTCATGGCATTGCCACGCGGCTCGCGAGCAAGGCGGGCGCGGTCTATGCGGGCGAACTGGGGACCGAAACAATCACCCAGCAGGGGCAGCATAACGTCGAAGTCGAAGCCGGAATGAAGCCAGCAGAGCGTAAGCGCTCGTGGCTCAGTGCGGAGGACCTCGGCGAATCGTTCCGCGAGATAGCGCCGCTGACCGTCTTGCAGACCACCCTCATGGCGGGCGGTACCAAGGGCGCCATGGTCCTCGCGGACAGGATCAGAAATCGCGGCCTGACACCGCAGCAGTACAACGAACTCATGGCGTTGAACGACCGCGTTGAGCGCGGCGAGATCGATCCGCAACAGGCGCGCGAGCAGGCACTCCAGCTGATCCCTCCGCCCGCCGGCGAGAGCGAGATCGAGCGAGCCTTCCGCCGCGCAGCGCAGGGCGATGCCACGGCAAGCCAGCCTCAGGCCGAAGACGAGGCCGTGCTGCGGCAGATGGGCTGGACAGCGGAGGACATAGCCGAGATGACGCCGACGGAGCGGGCCGCCGAAATTACCGCGGCCCGTCGCCAAGGGATCGTTCCCACTGCGGCCCCCGTCGCGCCGATGTCTGCGGCACCAGCCACTCCCGCCGCGATATCCGGCTCAAGCACGAAAAGCATTGCCAACCCGCCGGCACCCATTGACCACGGCACTCCAGATCGTGCCCCGATGGACCAACCGTGGCCGGCCGGGGCTGTGCCAGAAGCATCAGGACCGGAGGCTGTGTTCCGCACCAGTCGCGGGTCCACCTACGTACTGCACGGCGACGCCACCACCACCCGCAACAAGGCGTACCGGCCAGAACACGGGGCCGCCGATCAAGGTCTACAGCCACGCAGTCAGCTTACGGTGTTTCTCTCACCGCACGAGGCACAGGCCCTTGCCCCTCCACAAGGCGCGCCTTGGACGATCGTGGCGCACGGTGACGGCACTGTTTCGCTTGCCACACGCGGGGCGGACGGGGGATGGGGCATCGCGCCGAGCCAACGCCAGATACGATATGCCACCGTGCCGCAGCCTGGCATGATCCCGCTCGAATTGTGGGATGAGCAGACCATTGACGGACACCGCGCCTTCCGCCGCGCACATTTTGGCAATGACATAACCGATGTGCGCCGGACTGCCGCTCCGGCCGCTGGCGAGAGCGAGATCGAGCGCATATTCCGCGACGCCGAGGCTGCTCCCGCAGCCCGCGCCGCTCCCGCCGCTGGCGAGAGCGAGATCGAACGCATCCTTCGCGACGCCGCGTCGCAAGGCGACGGAACGCGCACCGCCCCCATCAAGATCGAAAGCGATGCAGACCTTGCACGTGCGGCCACGGTTGCATCGACCGACTACACTCCGCAGCAGGGCGAGGCCAACAACCGGCAGCTCGGGCACATCGAGTGGCACGGGCTTCAAGGGTCGATTGAGGTGCCGGCAGGTGGACTGCGGCGTGGGATCGACCCGCAAACGGGCAAGCCTTGGGCGACGGTCCATACCGTTCCCTATGGCTACTGGAAGGACACCAAAGGGGCCGACGGCATGCACGTCGATGCCTATTTCGGCCCGGAAATGTCGGCTGATCATCCGGTCTATGTGTTGGACGAAATCAACCCTGCAACCGGAGAGTTCCGCCAGCACAAGACGTTCGTTGGCTTTGCCAATCAAGACGCAGTGCGGCAGGCCTATCTTGGAACGTCGACCAAGACACCAGAGATGATCGGCGGCATCACTGCGTTGCCGCTGGATGAGTTCAAGGCGTGGCTGGCGCATGGCGACATGTCCAGACCGTTCGCGGCCGCGTCGCAACCGTCGTTGGCGATGCCCTCCTCGGTGACGCCGGAACCGAGTGCGGCAGCTCAGCGCGCCCAGACTCGGTCGTCTTCTGCGGCACAGCCGCAAGCGGCATCGCAGACCGAGACCAACCAACAGAATGCCCCTCAAACGCCGTCGAAAAACGAGAACCAAGCCGTTCCTGCTGCGCAATCCGCATTGAGCGCGAAGGCTCGCAAGGCCTTGGCGGAACTTAAGAACGGCGCCACCTTCGTGCGAAGGTTGGAGCGCAACCCAGCCACCGGTCGGGATCAGTTTCGCTATCGGCTGCTTGATCGCGACAATCGCCCGATCAAGGGCTTCGGGCTTGCGACCTTCCTCGAACTGGACAAAGCTGGCCTATTACAAATTGCCGCTGGTGGTACATCGACATCGACTTTCCACCGCCTCTCTGATCGGGCGTTGAGCCAAACCAGTCCATCGCTGGCCGCTGCGCCAGCGACCCCGCCAGCCACACCGCCAGCCTCCGAGCCAGCCGCTGCGACGGCCACTGCGCCAGCCTCCGAGCCAGCCTCTGCGACCGCCGCTGCGCCAGCGACCCCGCCAGCCGATGCGCCAGCGGTCGGCGCGACGGATCAACAGCGTCCTCATGACGAACCGGCACCGCATCGCGGCGCATCGTCGCGGCCAGCCCGTGTCGAAACTATCACAGACTTGCAGGACGGATCGATCTCTGCCGGCATCGCCGCCCAACCCGGAGAGTATGTCGCAATCTACAGCTGGAACGGCGCTGACGATCGGCAGGCGAGCGCCAAGGCCCTCGCCGAGTTGCGCGAGCGATACGGCGGACACGTCGTCGTGCACGATATCTCGGATGCGCGGCGCAACGCCTATGCCAGCATCCAAGACAACATGAAGATCGAACCCGCCGATTTCTGGCGGGATATGTTTGCTGCTGGCTATGTCGATGAGTTGCGAGATCACGGCCGCGTGGTGGCGTTCCGCGAAAGCGCCATGGACGACCTGTTTGCCGTTGCGACCTCTGAGGCAGGATCGAAGTCGTCGGCACCTTCGCGGACGCAATCCATCGACGATGTCGGCGAGAAGATCGGCGGCGCGCGCAAGGACCTGTGGGCTGCGCGCGGTCTGACCGTGACCGATCTCGACGGCATGACGGGAGCCGAGATCGAGCACAACGTCACCAAGCAGAACGTCTTTCCTGCGCCCGACTATGTCGCCATGGTTGCGAACGGACTCGATCCGTTTGTGGCAGCAGCAATCCGGCGTGCCTATAACAACCTTCCGGCGCGTCCGCATGTGGCCGAACGCGGTCGCGGCCACACCACGATCAATCCGCGCACTTACGTGCAGGCGCTTGGCCTGTTCCGCTCCTATCTGCAGACCGTCACCGCCATCGGCGATCCGGCGCGGACCGTGCTGGCCGATGGATTCCGCGCCTTCCTGAGGCAGCAGCCAGCCTCGACGTTTCTCACAGCGGACCAAGATGACATTCTTCGCGCCATCAGCAAGCCCATAGGCCGATACCGCTATCTACTCCCCGGCGAATTGAGCGGGAAGGACCTTGCCGATGCACGCGACGATGTCCGGAACGGCTGGCCTGCCGTGCAGGAGGCGTGGCAGAAATACTACGTCATCGACACACAATCCCGCACGGGCGAGGCCCAACGATTTGCATTGCGTCGCCGCGTGGCGAGCGCGCCGCCCGACGACAAGGCGCGCTCCTACGACCGCTGGGAGGATGCAGTCGCCCGCGCCAGGGAACTCGCGGACAGCATCGCCACGTCGGAGCGCTCGACCGAAGGGCAGCTACCCTCCCGACCACACCTCGACAGGGTGGTCCGCGATGGACCGGATTACCGCAAGGGGCGCAACGTTACCGGCCAGGATTTCATCGATACCTTCGGGTTCCGCGCTGTCGAGTTCGGAAACTGGGTGGCAAGCGACGAACGACAAAAGGTCGTCAATCTCGCCTTCGATGCGCTGCACGACCTCGCGCGCGTGCTCGGGGTCGCGCCGCAGGCAATGTCACTCGATGGTTCGCTGGCACTGGCGTTCGGCGCCAGGGGGACGGGCGGCATGGCGGGGGCTCACTATGAGCCCGGGCGTCGCGTCGTCAACATGACCAAACTGACAGGTGCGGGATCGCTGGCGCACGAGTGGGGTCATGCGCTTGATCACTATCTCGGCGAGATTCACGGCCCCGATCCCTACAAGGCAGGTGTCCGCAGCCTGTCTGGATGGCGCAGGCGCTGGAAGAAGTACGATCTGTACGAGGCCGAATATCACATTCGCAACTTCCCTCCGCGG